GATTGTATCCGTAGCCCTCATACTCTTTGCCGCAGATGCAGCACACTTTCTTTTCTTCTTTCTTTTCCATCACTTCAAATCTTTTTAATGTTTACTTTACAACTTGGATTCCATATCAGCACATTACGTGCAAACAAGACATCACCCGTTTCTATTACGACATGACCGGGCATTTTCGCTCTTCTCACTTTTAAGTCGCTTTGGATGTTTCGCTCCAGCCAGTCATCCAATACGGACCGGCTGGAATTTCCGTCCAGCAGTATCTGGAACACTTCAGTTCCGGTGTAGCTTTCAAAAGCCTTCTCGTTATTATCCATAATCATTTTGGTAAATTATTACTTGTTTGAATGATTCCGTCTTCCCATACCACATAATAGCTTCCCGGGTCTCCAATGGCGCGTCCTTGACAATAAGCTTTATAACCGACCACCCGAATCTTCATATCACAGATATATTTCAATCTTACTGCACCGCCACCCATCGGCTGGCTTTTCTTTTCCTGGCTGATCCAGATGAAACATTTCTTCGGAAAGGTTTCCATCAGTTCCACAGCCTGCGGATAATCCCATCCGGCCACCTGAAAGGAATCGATGATGATAAACTTCGGGCTTTTCGGTTTTTTCAGTCTGGCAATCACTTCCTCCAGACTGCCTTCTGTCACCACACGAAATTTACCCTGCACCTCATTCATCTTCAGATAACCCATACGCCGTTGGAAGCTTTGGTTGATTTTCTCTTCGTAACTCATGTACAGCACCGTCCCATAGTTGCACAGTTCCTTTCCAAGTTGCATCACAAAGCTGCTTTTCCCACTGGCACTGGCACCGCTGATGAACCACGAAGCGTTCTCTGCCGGGAACCCGAAAGGTTTGCTCCATTTCTCATCCCACGGCAGAGTAACCCATTTCTTGGCGGCTATTTCCTTCGGACTGTACGCACGCTTCATTATTCCGCTGTCATTTTAAGTTTCTCAATCTCGGTATAGACTCTTCTCAAACCACCGCATGTCTTCCGTACAATCTGGGCTATATCAGCCCCCGCAGGAGCATTTACCTTGGCTACAATACGTGCCTGGTTGTTCAAGAACTGTTCGCGCTCCTTTCCATCATCCGGAGTCACCTTGCTGTACCGGTCACCATAACGGCTCAACATTTCGGTATAGCCCACCTTCTTACATTCTATGGACCGGTTGATTTTCTCTTTCAATCCGTCTGCCCCCATCATATACCAGGCGCAGCAGCGCTCAGTGGCATTCCATAAGGCCTTCAGTTCCAGGAAAGCTTCATACTGCAGGTCGCCTGCTTCATCGAGGATGATAAGCGGGGTTTCCATCGAACGGAGGTAATATACCAGGTCTTCATACACATCAGAATACTTCCCCTTGCTGTCCACACCAAACTCTGCAGCAATCTTGCGTACCAACTTCAATTTTGTCTTTACCTGCGAGCAGTCGATATAAACGGCATTCTTGTGGCTTTGCACATAATAACGTGCCGTGAAAGTCTTGCCGATATTGGGCATGTCGCACAAGATGCCCGACAGACTGGACTGCTGTGAGAACTCCAGCTGGGCAGTTATATATTCAAAGGTCGGGGTCTTGGCTGCTTTCCATTCCATTTCACCACGGAGGTTCACCCCTAATTTGCGGGCAATGCTTATCCAGTTGGCATCGCTCAGGGCTTTGTCTGTCTGTCCGTTCTTGATTGCACTGTACACAGATGTACTGATGGCTAAAGAGGCAGCATGCTTGGCATCACTGGGATAGTTCGCACGGTTGGCGGCTATCGCTGCTAAAATCTTCTGTTTTTGCGCTTCTGTAATCATAATTCTAACGCTGTTTTAATGTTGTTCTAATTCTATTCTTACATGTCACTGATGGCCCTCATTGCCTCGCTTATTCCGGAGTGCCATTCATAATCTGATTCCGGATCTGCCGACAATTCGGCTGGCAAATCATCGGATAGTTCCACCGGGGGAAGTTCCAGTTCCTCTTCCGGGTCATCCGTTGGCTGATCCGGTGTACCGGTTCCCACCTTTCCGATGGCGTGGTCATTGAGGTATTTGCTGAAATGACTCAGAACTTTGTTTTGCTCTGTATAGGCTACCCGGTCTTCTTCGGTCTGTTCTGCCATCACCCGGTTGTAAGTCACTACCGGACGAACCTTGTCAAGGTAGCGGTCGTTCTGGTACAGGAAGACATCCGTAGGCTTGCCCTCTTCATCCGGCAGATAGTAAGCCGTCACCTTGCGGTTGTTTGGTTCCAGCTGCTCCAGCACTTCCGGACCGCTCAGCCACCAGTCCGCATTTGCCACACGTACTGTGGAATTTCTACGAATACTGGTATCTACCTTTTCTCCGATATATCTGCTCAAGGTCAGTTTATCAAGCGGTCGAAGGGTCGGATTGATTTTGGCTACGAGCACATCCCAACGGGTCATTCCGGGATATTTCTTTTGATTGGGGTGAAGCGTATTGTTCCATTCTTCACAATCGCGCCGGTCGTCCGCCACAAGCTCTTCAAACGTATAATACTTTCTGTCTTCCCAGGTGTGGTTGCTGCTGTCACTCACTTTCTTCTGGTCCACCCGCCGTGCACCTTTGTTATGCCAGCGACCAATGGCTTCATGGTTCTTATGTGCTATGGTTGTCTTGAACGCACCGTTCAGAGCTTCAGCATATTTCTCCTGTGAGTTCTGTGGGGCACAGAAATGCACAAACTTAAATACCTCACCTGCCTTCAGGAATCCTTCTTTATACTTGCTCATCAAGTGCTGCTCCACCTCAATACCGGCTGGAATACCCCATCCGTTGCGTTCGATGAGCCGGAACATATCACGAAAACAGTCCACTACCAAGGCATCATCCTTATCCCGCCCGTAGGCCAGCCCGATACGGCACTGGCTCACCACATCATAAGCATAATAGGCATGCACATACTCGCCGCCTTTCATCCGACGCGGCAAATCCACGTCATCCATCGTTATTTGTGACAGGGAGAACTTACCACCATGGCGGTGCATGTGCGGCATTTGCTCATGATAGAATTCCATACGTCCACGCAAGGCTTTTTCTATCAGCAGCTGGCTTGCCGGGTTGTTCAGTATGTTCCGGATAGTGCTTTCGCTCAGTTCTTTCGGTTCCCCGTTCTTATCCGTAAAGTTTTCCGGATTGAATATCTCTCCTGTTTCCAGATCCCATACTTCCAGTTCACCGCATACAAACGACAGATACATTTCATGCACATCACTGCCGTATGGTTGGTTGGGAAGTACTTTCAAACTCATCACCAGGCGTTCGTCCATGTGAGTTACCTTCCGTTTGTTCTGGTTGCCGAATTTTCCGGTTATCAAACATTCATAACCGTATTGCTTATATTCGTTCACTTTCTTGCGGAAACGAAGGGTACTGGCAGGAAGATCATGACCAAAGTCTTCGCGTAGGGTCTCGATGGTGGTGGCCATCATGTCCCAGTTATATTTTTCACCCATCAGTTTTCGGTAATCATTGTTTCTGTTATAAAGCTTGATACAAGTATTCAACACGGAAGCATTCACCGCATATTTCCGGGCAAGTTCGTCTGTTGCTCTGTTGCTGGAAGAATGAGAAGCCCAATCCAAAAAATAGGCTACTGCAGCCTGATCCAGCACATAGTTTGAGAGTATCCAGTGGCGAAGTGCCTGCTCTGTTCCACCGGGGTTGTCTTCCTTCACCCGTTCCAGACACTCGGTAGGCAGGCTATTGAGGGCGACCAACGCGCAATTTCCAGCAGCACCTCCACCACGACGCACCACCTTGATACGGCCACGGTTCACCCAGTTCCTGTAGCAGGATTCGGTGATATAGCCGCCATCTATGAGCTCACGTGCAGAAATACACTGTATGTTACCGTAATACACCAACATAGCCGCCTCCTATCTCAATGCCGATGCAAACGCTTGGATTTGGTTAATATCGGCAACCATCACATGCTCGTAAGTCTTCACCGTTTCTCCCTTGAATATTACCTGACCGCTACCATCATTACGGTCAAGCTCTATCAAGGCACCGTTCGGACAGTACTGACGCATCACATTGTCATAATCATGGAAAGTTTCTATTTCCGGAATAACAACCATCACAATACCGCCACGATCCATGGCCAACTTACGGATCTTTGCAGAAAGTTCGGAGTTGCCACGACGGTCATCAAACCGGATAGCATTATAAACAGTCTTCTCTGTCACGTTGAGTGCCTTTGCGATAAAGTCGCGGTCGGCTTTCGTAATGTGAATGTACCTCTTGTTCATATCTCACTTGTTTTAATGATTAATATTGGGGGGAGTCCGGGGAATCGAACCCCGGCACAAGAACCATGCACTCCCGTGTGTCTTTCCACACCGTCACCCGTCTCTTAACGCCTTCCGGGTTGTCACGCTGGGTTTACTGTTGTCCCTCAACCTTTTCACCTTTTTCAATAATCCCAAGAAGTATAGTGAATTTCTCACGTATCTTCTGGTTCACTTCCAGTTCCAACGTATGCGCCAAATTTGAAGCCGCACTGGTGCTGTTCTTGCGGATGCTTCCGGTAAGAAGACTATCAGTCAGACTGTTTATCTTGCTTTCCATGTATAACTTTACATCATCATGGCTACCGGCAGATAAAACCACCTTCAAGGCACGGTAACAGGAAAGTTCACGTTGCGTCTTGTACATATCCTCGGCATACCAGCAGAAGAAATGTTCAAAATCCTCATTCATGTCTTTGGTGTACTTGTCAGCCTGTCTTACCAAATCATCTATATGGGTCTTTACAGAACTGAATACAAAATCCCAGCAACTCATTTTCTTGTTTTCCATAATCTCACTTATTTAAATTCGTTTATAATCGGTTTCAAACTCACGCCGTAACAACTCATCAGGCGGCGGATAAGGTTCTTCACATAAAAATCAGGTGCGGAAAACACAATCCCGGTCTCTTCGGTATATCTGAAGCTGATACCGTCCATCATCAACACGTAAGCCACCTTGTGCTTCACGCTCTGTGTCTGCCATTCTTTTATTTCTTCGTTCATTTTCTTTAATCCTTAAAATTCGCTAATCACATGCCTTTTTCGTATATTTGGCGCGGTGTTCCTTTTTGAACACGCTGCAAATATATAGAATATTTTCGACACTAAAAAGTTTTATGTAGATAATTTACGACTTATGACGAATATTTCCGACAGGATTGCAATCCTAATTAAAGAAAAAGGTATCAGTACAAGGGCACTTGAACAAGCTATTGGGTGCTCGAATGGAGTAATTTCAAGATGCATTAGCAAAGGAACAGATATATCAAGTTTATGGGTGTCGAAAATTATCGAAATACATAATGATATAAACCCTACCTGGTTACTTACTGGGAAAGGTGATATTTACTATAATACATCATCTACAACAACACAAACAACCGAACTATCCTCTCTCCTTGCCTTAATTAGAGAAAAAGAAGAAATCATCAGGGAACAAGATAGAGAAATCGGACGCTTAGAGGAACGAATCCGGCAAATGACAATCGAAAAGGAAAAACATGTATCGGATGCGCCCATTTCCGGTACTGCAAATGTCGGGTAGGCGGATTTACTATTACCATACACCGGTGATGGAAAACGAAGCGTACCCCCTATCATCCCCCATGATGTCCCCCTCCCAAGCAATCCCCCTCCCCTACCATTATATAAGGGCATAAAGGCACTGATATTGGGGAATTTAAAAAGTAAAACGTGAAAAATGATAGGTTTTTAGGGGGGGGCTATCAAATAAAAAACAAGGGGTATTTTTAAAATTGTGGTATTTTAGCATGTCTGTATCGCACACCGCCAAAACCCTATTTTGAATATCCAGTTCTATAAAAGTGAATATCCACTTTGAATATCCACCTGAATATCCAGCGTCAAAAAAGACCGATTTCAAGCACAAAAAAAGGGGAGGTATAACCACCTCCCCACACCGGATCATTCTAAAGCCGTTTTTATTGCCTTTTTAGCCGCTTATTATTCGTCTGATACATTTCCACTACGCCCGCAAGAAATGAGCGTAGATTGCTTTATTATAGCCTTTTTGGTGCATACAGTCCCGTTACCAGATAATCCTGCATGAAGCAGATAATTCTTCGTTGCGCCCACCTGTTCTGCCGTCAAAACAGTATAAATGGCCGTTATACTACTAAAATACCAGTCTTTCCGCTTTGTTCCTTCTATTCCGTGTGTCAAATGTATATGTATTACCTTTGCCATAACTAATAATATTTTGTCGCAAATATACCAAATAACTATTATATGGAATAATTTAAGCAGCATTATATCAAATAATCAGGCACAAAAAAAGCAGCCGCAGCTGCCACTCACTCCCCCACCAGAATCAACCATGTAAGCCTTATGTAAACCCAATTAAACCTATCTGCAAATCTGTATGCCTAAAAAGCACATAAATGTAGCTGCAAATTAAACCCACGTAAACGTTTCGTTTTGCAGAGCCATCCACTCATATTTTGCATAACATTTTGTATATCAATAGGTTTGATATTCTTTCCGCTCAATCCTCAATATACGTTTCGTTCTGTGCCCCATAACTTGTTGCCGAACAGGTTCCCCACGCTGTAGGTGCCGGCCGTACCGTACATGCCGATGAATCCGCCCATGTAGCTTTCCAGCAGCCAGTAGCGTACTCCGGGGGCCGCATAGAAATTGCGGAACTGCCGGTTGCGGCCGAACTTGAACGGGTTGTACTGCACGGGCAGGTGCAGTGACCATTTACGGTTCAGCGTCATGGAAGCCTCCAGATTCAGGTTGGTCGTTGCCAGACCGATCACATTGGTACGCAATGAGTAGGACTGTGCCGATACCGACAGGAAGAATGCCAGCAGTCCCGCACACAGAAACAGCTTTTTTCCCGTATTCATTCTCATGCCTCCTTTGCTTTGATGACGGTCACCTCCCAGGCCGTCAGGGTATTGAACCACCGGTTCTCCCACTGGCGGGCGGAACAGTCAAATTTCACATGTACAGTCTGGCCGGCTTCAACCGCATACCGGTCGATGTTGGCGTTCATCAGCTGCAGGCACAGGCTCTGCGGTCTGCTTTCCTCCGTCTCGAGGACAAACTCCCGGCTCTTCCACTCGTTGCCGGAAGTTTTGCCGACCCCATCCTTTATGGGAAGTACGGCGATAACTTTTCCTTGTATTTCCATATTTAATCGGTTTTATTTAACAGAATGTCACAATAGGCATCTGCATCTATTTTTTGAGATTGTATTTTATTGATTTTGAATCCGGCTGCGAAAAAATCAGAAAGTTCGATGCCTGATAAGAAAAAAGTCCTTATCTCAATATATTCTCCGGGCATTGTTAAACCTGACATCTCCTTTTGTTGCCAATATCTAACCCATGTATGAGCGTTCTTATTGAGAAGGTTGAATATAATTTGTTCTATACTCATTCTTTTTTTCGTTATACGTTAATTTCTAATTTCCCCCTATATTTGTTATATGGGCTTTCTACATAAAATTCCCACTCACCAGTAAATCGTAGCCGAAAGACTTGTTTTGCAAGCTCAATGACATCTTCTATTGTTTCAAAACAGTTAGTCAAATCACCTTCATCGTAGTAATCTCCCCATCGTTCCGGGTCTTTGTCTATTTCTTCCTTAGTAAGCGGACGTTTAAGCACAAGCTCATAGGTATAATGTGCCAATGGGATATTGTTGTCAAATATCATTTTACTATGTCCCGGTTCTCCGTCACATTCCATATTGACACCTTGAATCTTTATCTTTCCGTAATGATGTACAGCGTTGAAAGAAATGCCTCTGAACGTCGTAATTTCAAGCGTAGCGCGCCTTTTGGGATTACCTTTGGTGTACCCCCAAGACCTTACGGCATGAAGTTTATCATTAGAAAGTATAATATCAAGACCGCATTTATCTGTAAACACATCGGGATAAACATATTGTTCCCCTTGGCTTTGTTTTACTATCTGCTCTAATGTCATATTTCCTCCTTTCTATTCTCGTTTTGAGTATTAATTTTTTTCAATGAAAGTATTGGTTGTATTCAACACTCCGGCTGAATCTTGACTTTTGCCATCTCTTATGAAGATTCCTTCTTCTTTCAGCCTTTCATAATCGATTTTATTCATAAGAATAACACTCGCATTGCCATCTATATACAGTTTGCATTGCATGAATTGAGTTCCTTTTACTTCCTCAATTACGTCTATTTGCATTGTTCTTTTTTTACTCATATCTAATTCGTTATTAGTTAATCCTCAATGGCATACAATGCCTGCATACACTCAAAGGGGAAAGATGAATTTAAAGCGTCATATATTTCTTCCGGTATATCATCTTCGCTTTCAAAATTACCTTCAACACTTTCAGATCCAAATGCTGTTGCAACATGCTTCTCTTTATACTCCTTACCATTAATGGTTACGGTTGTTTCCCATCCGTCAGAGGTTACTTCGATTACTATCTTATTCATTACTAAATTGTTTATAGTCATATCCAGCTATTTCCGTTGAAAATCAAAAATGGCTTTCTGTAACTCTTCACTATCTTTGGGTATATGTGTTTCATCAATATGACAATAGCAATATTTGCTGCCGTAACTGCACACGTTGAATGTATTGTTCAGAGTTTCGCCATATTCCCACCGTGCATTCGGATTCGGTATCCTACCTTCCTGGAGCCACTGCCATTCTGTTTTCATG